ATATCATCTGAGTGCTGGTCTTGAGGGCATAGGTTACCACTATGTTATTAGAAGAGACGGTTCACTTCAGAGAGGTAGACCAGTAAATCTGCAAGGTCAACACTCTCCAATTAATAATCATGATGTACGAACAATAGGAATAGTATTTGTTGGTGGTATTAACGTGCCTAGCGAGACTCAGAACAGCGAGAATTTCTTATCTGCACAATCACTAACCCGAAGTCAGTTTAACACGTTTGATCATTTTTGTCGAGCAATGTACACAGTGTTACCTGGAGCGCAGATTGTTGGACATAACACTATTGATGATGACGAGTTCGATCCTGGATTTGACGTGGTAGAATATTGTGAAGCGAGATTTGGTAAGAAGTCTTTGTTCGCTGATCCTCTGAATCAATCTCCTTATAAAGTAAGTATATTGAATGAACTGACGCCTGGGGAAACCGCCGCCCAGCAAGCAGATAGTATTGAACTTATCGAATTACTGGGATACTAATGACTAATAAAATAGACAACTACAAAAAGAGACTAGAGCAAAGCGAAGGTATCGAGTCTACGCAAGGCATTCCTAAAACAGGGTTTGATGATCCGTCTGGCGAATATCCTAAGAACGAATACTTTTTCGGTTCTGGTGTTAACAAGGCAGCAAAGGGCGAGAAGATTAATGGTCTTGATATTGGAGGTGGCGATAATGGTATCGAACTTAATATTACACCTCAGAAACCATCTCAGTATCCTTACAATCAAGTACAAGAAACACAGTCGGGTCACTCTATAGAAGTAGATGATACTCCTGGCGGAGAACGCATTCTTCTCAAGCATAGAACAGGTGCTGGTGTTGAAGTACGTGCTGACGGAAGTGTCATTATTGTATCTAAGAATCAGAAGATTGAAGTTACTGGAGGTGATCACACTACTATCGTTGAAGGTGGTGGAGAACTTATCTATAAAGGCAATCTTAATCTTACTGTATCAGGCGATTATAATGTTGATGTTGGTGGTAATTACAACCTTAAAATTGCAGGTGATAAGCAGGAAGAGATTAAAGGTCGTCACACAAAGACGGTTAATCGAGATCAAAACTATACTATTCGTGGTTCGCGAGGTAGTCAAGTAGTTGGCATGAACACAGAAACACTACTCGGCGATAACTATGTAATCGTGAAAGGAAATCAAAATAACTTTGTCGAAGGAAACATCGAGTTACTAGCAGGTAACTCGCTAATCACAACTGCTGTTAACGAGTGGGTTGCCGCATCATCGACTGCTAACATCACAGCAAGAACTGTTAGTATGATTGGTAACAAAGGAACTATCGGTGGTCCAATGGTTGATTACTACGGCAAAACGTATGGTGGTTTGCCAGGCGGTCTAACTAATCTGTCAACATTCTACGGCACATTTGTAGGTAAAGCATCTGAAGCAATTCATGCTGACTATGCTATCACATCATCTATAGCACAGTTTGCAGCAGGTGCGGCAACTGCAATCATTGCTAAGAAAGAAGCGCCATGTACAGTAAAAGGACCATCACCAAAACCAGGCATATTTCAGTTTTTACCAATTCCTCCTACTGCGCCTCTTCCTAACCCAGGAATCATCGAAATGCAGTTAGCAACAAGTAATTACGGAATCAGAAATGTACAAGTTGATCCAAGACTAGCAGAGAAGATTAGCAAGTCGGATGACTATAAGGGACTATTCAACTTCGATCCTACGATTCATGAGATTCGTTCTAAGTTGAGAGATCCTGCAAACTTTAACAACGGTGGGTTTACAAGTTATCTAGTTGCAGAAAGAAAACTTGCTCCAAATTTCAAACAGAATATGCCAAAGAATATTGGTCGATCCGCTAGTAAGAAAGGCACTATTCGTTTTGGCAATAATATACTAGGAAACAATCCTGCGGACACACGTAGCAAACGCTTTAAGGTAAATGAAATAATATGAAGATTCTAGTTGATCCACAATATAATCCACCATTCAACGCAATAACGTCCGCAACTAAACTTGGTCCAGGTATAACGATTGCTAAATTTCTAGGTGCTAAAGGTTCGCGAACACAGTTAGAAAAACTTTATGGCGAATCATTCTTTGGCGCACCCGATCTCAATCAGATTGCAAGAAACCTTTATTTACATTCTTTGGCAATTCAATCCGTTATTGCGAATCCACAGTTTGCACAGCATAGACTGGTAGTAAGCGAAGGCATTTACGAACCTAATCCAAAATTCAATGTACAAGAAATTAAACAATCAAGTCTTGAGCAGGCGAAGAAACTCGCAAGAGAGAATAGTGGTGGCACTTATGGTAAAGGTGCTGACGGATATATCGCTAGAATACCAGTCTATGCGGGCGAGAAACCAACAAAGGGTAGCATTAACGAATATCGTCGTGACGGTAGAGCAGTCGTATATCAACTAATCGACAAACATGGCAAGACTGATCCCAGATTGTCTTTTGACCTTGCCGTGTTCTGGAAAGATTATTTGAACTACGATTTGTTAGGACTAGACTACGACACATTCGATCCAAATGGTGATCTTACTTGCTCTATTGTATTGATTATGCCTGCTGTTCCACCCGATTGGGATGTAAGTTATACGTTGAATCTTGAAACGACTTATAATGGTGAACTTCAGACTAAAGATGAATTACTAGAAATACTGTCCGAATAAAACATATAAATAAAAGAAAGAAACTTTGAAGGTCAAACAATGGCAAAGATATTCTCAACAGAAGACGGTAATCTCAGCACAAGTGTTCGTGTTGTGCGTGATCGTCTGTACTCTGATTTTGATCTATCATTTGCGGCAAAGACGACAACTGATGGCGACATCTATAAAAAGACTGATGCTGCCGCAGTAAAACAATCTATAAAAACTCTGTTGCTGACTAGACGATCTGAGAAACCTTTTCGACCTCAGTTCGGCGCTGACTTGTACAGTCTTTTATTCAGTCTTGCTGATGAATCTTCTGGTGCTGAAATAGCGGATGCTATTAAGAGTGCTATACAGAGATACGAACCACGAGTTGCTATACTACGACTGAAAGTTACTTCAGATACGGATTACAATAGTGCTGACGTTACTATTGAATTTAGAATTGTAAATACTGATATTGTCGATGTTATTAAAGTATCTCTTAACGATCAAACGTTTGTTGGTGCATCAATACCTGTAGTACCGCCCATTACGCCAGATCAAGTATTTAACAATATTCTTCTCAGAACGCCTGAGTTCGAACGCATGTTGACCGAAGCGGGTCTATTAATTGCAAGAGATATAGGCAGAACTGTAGATGGTGCTATCCTTACACAGGACGGTGACGAACTTTCAATATTAGATGGATCGGGTGACGTTCTTATCATCAACGGTTTGATTCTATAACTACCATTATAATCGGAGATAAAGCATAATGGCAACAACAATTAAGTCAACAGAACTAGATTTTGAGAATCTAAAAAGTAGTCTCAAATCACATTTACTGTCAAAATCTGAATTTGCTGACTATAACTTCGAAGCGTCTGCGCTATCTAGTCTATTGGATGTATTGGCATACAACACGCATTACAATGCACTGACCGCAAACTTCGCTTTGAACGAGTCATTTCTCAGTACAGCGCAACTTCGTTCATCTCTCGTAGGACTTGCAGGAGGTTTGGGTTATACTGTCAACTCAAGATCCGCATCTTTTGGTGTAGTTAACCTTTATGTGACTGATGACACTAATCCATCGAGCATAACAATGCCTGCGGGTTTCACATTCTCTTCTACGATTGACAATAAGACTTACACCTTTCAGACTAGAGAGTCGTTGACTGCAAGGAACAACGGTAGTAATCAGTATTTCTTTGCTACTAATTCTAATATCAACGTTCCTATTTATGAAGGTGTTGCAAAGAAAAAGACCTTCATTGCAGGTTCTTCTACAGAGAATGATTCGTATGTTATTCCTGTCACCAATCTTGACTTAGACACGATAAAAGTACGTGTGTATGAAACCGTTGCTTCTTCTACTGGTAAAGTATACACTAATATTAATAATGCTACAACCATTAATGAGACTTCTCGCATCTTTGTTGTTAAAGAAACACCTAACGGTTTCTATGAATTAACGTTCGGCAATGGTGTTCGATTAGGTATTACGCCTAGCGCAACCAATAAGATTGAAGTTGAATACACAACAGTCTCCGGTTCTGCGGCGAACGGTGGCAGATTCTTCACACCAGACACACTCATCAGTGGTAAAGAAATTCAAGTAACAACTGTATCAGCATCTAGTGGTGGTAATGAAAGAGAAGCAATCGAGTCTATTCGTAAGAATGCTCCTTATCTTTATGCCGCACAGAACAGAATGGTTACTGCTGAAGATTACGCAGCACTTACACTACGTAATTTCAAGAATGTTATTTCTGACATCAAAGCATGGGGCGGAGAAGACAACGTTCCTCCACGTTATGGTTCAGTATTCTTGTCAATTGTTTTTAGTACAGATAACGATACGGTTAAAACAAACACTAAAGCAGCAATCTCTAATCTTGCAAAGGATTTGTCTGTAGCGTCTTTTGATATCGAATTCACTGACCCTATCGAAACCTTCTTAGAAGTCAAGACAGTATTTCAATTCAATCCAAACTTAACTTCACTCTCACAGACTGAGGTTGAGACTAGCGTTAAAGCATCGATGCAGAGTTACTTCTTAGAAAATCTAGGTGGATTTGATCAATCTTTTCGTCGATCAAATATGCTTACGGATGTTGATGCTGTTGGCGGTTCGGTATTATCAAGTCGCGCAGATGTTAGAATGCAGAATCGATTTAATCCAGACAAGGGTAATACCGACTATACAATATATTATCCTGCAGCAATCTCAGCACCGGATGATCAACTTTATGTTATTGTCTCTGAGAACTTCTACTTAAATGGTAAAACTTGTTTCCTTAGAAATCGTCTGACTACTAATATCATTCAGGCAATCAACATCTCGACCGGTTTACCTGAAGTTGATAATATAGGAACATATAGTCCTTCAGATGGCACTATCACACTTAACTCCTTTAGCGGTACTATCATCTCAGGTGGTTCCATGAAGATTACAGCAACTCCAGGTAATGAAGCGGTGATTAATCCATTACGAAGTAATATTCTGTTCTTCGATGAAGAGTCTTCAGATGCTAAAGCAGTCATTACAGATACTATATAAATAGATCAATATATTAAAGAGAATTAAAAATGTCATCAGCAATTACTAATCGATTCCGGGATCTTTTTCTTCAACAGTTGAAAGACGAAGTGGAAGGTAACACTATTAAATATCATGTTGGTCTTGCTAGAGGCGAAGATTTCACCGCGCCCGATCCAGTTAGTTCTCAATATGCACAATCACAGATTAGGCACTCATTACAGTCAGTTAAGAGTTTGAGCAATGCTTCCTTTGTTGTGTCTACGGTTACTTGGACTAGCGATACGTTTTACGAAGCATACGACGACTCTAATCCCGTACAAACTAATTTCTATGTTATCAATCAATCTAACAGTATCTTTATCTGTATTGAAGCAGGAAAGTTTAGTGACGGAACACTACAACCATCTGTTATTGAACCAACAACAACTGCGCTTAGGTCGAACGGAAGTTCTACTGGAGATGGAACTACGTTCGCGACAACTGATGGTTATAAGTGGAGGTTCTTGTATAAGATGTCCAATATTTCTTATGCTACTTATCGTACCGCTGCTTATACTCCAGTGAAACAGATTGGCGATGCTCCATTAATAACCGAAGAGATTGCACAGAAACTACTTCAAGATAGTACTGGATTTGCTGGCGAAATCATAGGACTTGCTATTGATAGTACAGGTACAGGAATACCGTCAGTGCCAAATCTAACTGTTTTAGGAAACGGCAGCGGCGCACAGTTCAGATGTTCAGTTACTGACGGTAAGATTACTAGAGTACAAGTAGATTCTTCTGCTGACGGTAGTTATTTACACGGCATCGGTTATGATTATGCTACAGTTAAAGCGTCTGTAGGCGATGCTGTACTACGACCTATATTTGCACCTCAGGGCGGAATACATGCGGATCTAGTCACTACTCTAAAATCAAGATCACTTATGTTACAAACTGATTTTGTTGGTAGCGAGAACGGAACAGTTATTAATGAAAACGATTTTAATCAGATCGCTCTGTTCAGAGATATAAGATTGCAGAACGATTCAGCATTCACTGGTGCCACATCTATCGCAGCAAAACACTTAGCAGCAAATGTTACTAATGGTCAGTTTGATGAAGATGACATCTTTTCGAATGATGCAGGTACAGCAAAAGGTAAAGTGTTGTGGCATGACATTGCTAACACCAAGATTTACTATTGGCAAGACGAAGAGACTGGGTTTGGTAATTTCAGTGTCGGCGGTACAGTATCTACTCCTGCTCCAAGTAGTGGGGTTGCAACAATCACACAAGTTAATAATTCTCCGGTCAATGCATATAGCGGAGATATAATGTATATAAATAATGTTAGTTCTATTGATCGGGCACCGAATCAAACAGAAGACATTCGCATCGTAATTCAGTTAGGATAAGAGACTAAAAACATGGCAAATCAGTTCACAGGTAACACGCTCTCAGGCACGTATAATGATGATTATAATGTCGATGACAACTATCATCAGATACTATTCAATAGCGGACGTTCGCTTCAAGCAAGAGAACTAACACAGTTACAGACTCTTGTATACGGAGAGATGGGACGCTTTGGAGCGAACATCTTCAAAGAAGGTGCGGCAGTTACTGGCGGTGGAACTAACATCGATAACAATTATCAGTATGTTAAGATTGCATCTACGAATCAGGGTGGACAATTCTCTGATATTCCATTAGGCACTATCTTTCAGAATCCTATCACTAACGTCTCAGCACAAGTGGTGCAGGTTATTGCTGCAACTGGTGATGATCCAGCATTGTTGTTTGATACTCTTTTTGTTCAGTACATCAATAGTGGTAACGGTGCGTTAAGTACTGCGCCAGTAACGTTTGGTGACGGCGAAACTTTAGCGGATGTGTCTGGAAATGGATACAGTATTGTAACTGAATCGCCTAATGCGACTGGTTATGGAGTCAAGTTTACTGTAGCAGAGGGAGACTTCTTCGTTCTGGGTCGCTTTGTACACACTCCCGAACAGTCTATCATTCTTTCACCATACACTCAGAATAGTGTAGATAAGACTGTAGGATTTAAAGTTGTACAGGAAGTTGTCACTGTAAATGACACCAATGCATTATATGACAATTCCGGTGGTACAGTCAACACTGCTTCACCTGGCGCAGATCGATTGCGTATCAGACTTGTTCTGACTACTGAAGATAAAGTAACATCAGACGAAACCTTCCTGTTCATAGCAGAAATAGAGAACGGTAAGATTGTCAAAGAGATTGATAATAACGAGCAGTACGGCACAATTAGAGACATGATTGCCGAGCGCACCAAAGAAGAGTCTGGTGATTATATCGTATCTCCATTTATTCTTAATATTGGCGAAGATGCTGTTACGGATTCAAGTATCAGTCTTAACATATCAGATGGTATTGCATACGTCAATGGTTATAGGGTAGAAACTGCGTCATCAACTAGTTTGAATGTTCCTAAACCAACAGGCACTGGATTAATTGAAAATGTTCCAATTACTATTCAGTACGGCAACTATTTCGAATGTGGTGACAATAGAGGATTACCAAATCTCGATTACGAAAATGTTAAACTGTGGGATGCATCCAGCGGTGGTGGTACAGACTTAGGTACTTGTCGTATACGTGCTGTCGAGAGAGATGGCGCCACGTTTAAAGTCTACGTGTTTGATGTTAGAATACAACCTACAAGAACTATACGTGACGCTAAAAGTATTGGTACTGGATCCACAGACTACTTCAACATTAATTTAATTGACAGTAAAGCACAACTTATTGAAACAGAAAATAATGACTTGTTGTTCCCTCTTCCTGAAACACGTCCAGAATCTTTGGACGGAGTTTCGCTTACATCACAATCGCGTCAACAACAGACCGCATCAACTAATGTAATCAATCTTACTCAATTGCCAGAAAACAGCGCATACGTAGATAAGAATCTGTGGACTGTAGGCACTACGCTTGCTGCTGCCGAAGATGTAGCGGCAAATATCGTCATCTCAAATGGCGGTAGAGATTGTCAAATCACTGGACTAGACGAAGCGTCTGGAGTATACGAGGTTCTTGCCTACGTACAAAAGACTGCAACGATTAAGTCAAAGACTGTTCAAGCAAATGTTATTAAAACAGGTATTAGTCCTGGGGTTGACTCAGCAGGCGGTTTTGATTATTGGGGTCTTGGCGATCCTGACATCTATCAGATCGATTCTGTTAGACAGGACAATTCATCGGGTATTGATATCAGTACAATGTTCCTACTTGACGATGGACAACGTGATAACTTCTATGCTGACGGTCGCTTAATACTACGAGACGGTCACACAAATCCTGGCGACATCTATGTTAGATATAAGAAGTTTAATCGAGGAACAGGCGACTTCTATTGTGTAAATTCATACAATGTTGCGTATAAAGATATTCCCTCACACATCCTCAAAGATGGTTCAGAACTTGATCTAACTGGTTATCTTGACTTCCGTCCAGATGAAAATGATCGTATCAGTAACGATACAAGTTATACTAACATTATGACATTGCCACGTAGCGGAAGCACTGTAACTGCCGACACTAATTATTACTTACCTCGTGCCGATAAACTCATTATAACTCCTGAAGGTGAGTTGCAGTATCTGATGGGAGAACAAGCAGCAACGCCCAAGTTTAAAGAAACTCCTGCTAACACCATGGAGTTATACAAGATTATTCTGTATCCTAATACTCTTGACGAGAATGATCTTGAAGTGACTCCTGTCGAAAATCGCAGATATACAATGGCAGACATTGCTGATCTTGATAAGAAGATTGACGACCTAGAAGCATATACATCACTAAGTCTATTAGAACTGGATCAGAGATTAACTGCTGCTCTGGATAGTGACGGACTTGCACGAATTGAGTGTGGTTCACTTGTTGATGACTGCTCGGATCAAACTAAATCTGATACTTCAAGTCCTGACTTTAGAGCAGCACTTGACCCAGAAAGTCGTTTAATTCGTCCATCTTTTGAAGAAAAGAACTTGCGTCTCATATACGACGATACTCTATCTAACGGTGTTGTTAAAAAGGGTGACAATGTTTATCTTGCTCACGATTCCGCAGCATGGTCAAGTCAGTTACTAGCATCTCGTTCTACAAATATTAATCCGTATGGCAAGATCGACAATGTAGGTACAATGAGAATTTCGCCTAATGCTGATGAGTGGAAAGAGTCACAAGAGGCAGGCACAAAGGCACTTAGTGGTAGTAACAAACTGACTGTTATTCAAGCATATCTTTGGAACAATCACAGTTGGAACTGGCAGGGTCGTGACGCAAGTGCAATCAAAATTGATTATGCTAAACTCAATTCAAGTAACTGGAGAATTCGCAGTTTTGAGTTGAAACGTCTTGAAAAAGCATATAGCACTGCATCTTCGACTTTCCTTAGACCTTCACAATCAAATGGAACAGTCGCACGTATTGTAGTTTCTGATACATTACGCTCAGTAGTAGGCAATAGAATTGTTGATCTCTGTATTGTACCTTGGGTTCGCTCACGTAAAGTATTCTTTAAAGCACAGGGTTTAACTCCAAACACTAAATTTACACCATTCTTTGATGGTAAAGATGTGACAGTATGGTGTCGTGAAGAGTCAACCTTCGTTCAATGGTCAGATCGCAACGAAGATATTGGTAACAAGTATACTACTGTAACAGAGCATCCTGCAGGCAGCACTCCTTTAATTGCTGATGCTAATGGTGAAGTTATAGGTTCATTCTTTATTCCGAACATCAAACCACAGTACGAAATTGAACGCACGGAAACTACAAAGAGAAAGTGGTACGGTAAAAAGAAGAGATCACAATCTTTCAGTATTCGCTTTCGTGCAGGTATTAGAGAGTTTAAACTTCTCGATATTAACGTCAATGATTGGAATCATGCTAACAGTAAAGCATTTGCATATTATACTGTAGCAGGTGCGCTTGATAAAGATCAAACACGTAGTATTACACTTACTAATCCTATAAAGCGTGGTCGTGGTAGCAAGTTCACCACTAAAGAGTTGAAGAAGATTGTCGATAATATTGGTCTTGAGAATCTAGCAATTGTTGATCCTAGACTATCTGGACTATATGGTCCTGATGAAACGTCTTTGTCTGCTTCGGCACTAACATCATTATCGAATAACAAAACATTGTCCAAAGTTATATCTGACTATATTGATGTTAATCAAAATCAGTTCTCGAATGTGTTAGGATCTAAACCAGCATCTACACCGATGAATCCTTTAGCACAAACTTTCTATGTTGACAATGCATATGGTGTAACATTGACTAAGTTGGATTTATTCTTCAAGTCAAAACCAACGGATTCTAACATACCAGTTTCGATTCACATTCGTCCTGCTGTTGCGTTTAAACCTTCAGAAGATCAAATTGTTACTGACTCACAAGTTTATATGAATTCATCGAGTGTTGTTACTACTAGTTCTGATGAGCAGTTAGTGACTATCAAGTCGCGACCTACGTCTTTCGTATTCGAAGAACCAATTTACTTGAAACCATACACAATGTATGCTATAGTAGTTACATCACAGTCTACAGAGTATGAACTATACACCGCAAAAACTAGAGAACCAGTAATTGGCGCAGTTAGTCGATCAATTGTTACACAGTCCGGTCTTGGATCATTGTACTTGCCTCAGAACGGTAAGATGTGGAGCGGTTCTCACGATCAAGACCTTATGTATAAATTGACTCGTGCTAAGTTTGGTACAGCGGGCGGCGCTAACGGTAGTGTTATATTAAGAAACGCAGATGTTCCTGCAACTCTTTTAGCAGAGGCGTCTCTTAGAACTACATTGAATGTTGGTAAGGTATATGTATCACATAAGAATCACGGATTACATCCTGGTGATGGTGTGCAACTTGATAGTGCTACTGCTGTAGGTGGAATCACCGCAGCAACGTTGAATACAGTACATCAAGTAGACTCTGCTGATATTAATGGTTATACATTTACTGCTGCGACCAATGCAACATCTACTGCTGTAGGTGGTGGTAATAGAATCTTGTCTCAGGGCAATATTCCTTTCTCGACGATTAATCCACATATCGAGACAGTAATTCCTAACTATACTTCGATTGGTGTAAGTGCTAAATTGACATCAGGTCGATCTATATCTGGCACAGAGACTCGCTTTGTACAACCTGG